GGCTCCTGGTGGACATGGGCTACAAGCCGGCCATCGTGGCCGACGTTCAGCGCCGCGCCGGCGGCGCGGTGACCATGCTGGCCAAGGGCGTCGGCATTGGGGCCAAACGCAAGCCCATCGCCGAATACGTCCGCAAGCCCGGCGCGTCCATCGGCCACTACTGGTACATCCCCAACGTCCGCCAGACCAAGCAGTTTCGGCATGTGCTGGTCGACGTGAACTACTGGAAACGGTTCGTACACCAGGGCCTGCTGACGGTCGCCGGTGATCCGGGGTCGATCAGCATCTTCGGCAAGGACGCCAAGCAACACGAGCTTCTGGCCGAGCACGTGGCACGGTCGGAAAAGTGGGAGGAGAAACCCGGCGTTGGCGGCAAGGTCTGGGAATGGACGGCGCTGCCGTCACATCCGGACAACCATTGGTTCGACTGTCTGGTCGGCTGCGCTGCCGCGGCCTCGATCCTGGGTTGCCGGACGCCGGGCGCGGAGGCCGTGCCGGATCGCCCGGTACGCGGCCGGACGGCACGTTCAATGAGCGACATGCAGGCGGAAGCAGAAAGGAAACGTTAGCCCATGGGTGCGCCCCGAAAGAAAAAACCTCTCGCCCCCGCGTTTCCTGACCAACGCGCCGACTCCGGTGTCGGCGGTCCGCCGTCCGGCCAGAGGCGTGGTGGTGCTGGCGCCCGCCCTTTGGGTGAATTACAGGCCGCGGCGGAGATGGCCGAAGGTAAAGGCGGCCTGGTCTGCCCGCGCTGCGGCGCGCAGCAATTCAAGGGCGGAAAGAATGTTCTGAACACGATTCAGCAGGAGGACTCGATTCTCCGGAAGCGTCTCTGCCGCCTCTGCGGTTTTGAATTGCTGACCGTGGAACGTCGCTTCGGAGCGGACGACTGAGCGAACCGCCGGCGTCATGCCTGCGGGGTAGGCATGGCACTGGGGTGATCGTTTCTTGAAATAACCCTCTACTATTCCCCAGCCGGATCACCTAGCTCAAGGGATAAGAAAAAATTCTCAAGGCGAGTCGTGTGTTCCTCCTTCTCGCTCGGCTCCGAGTAAAGACTATAAAGGGTTGGGTTCAACAAGACCGTCTGGAGGCATCGCCTTGCCAGCCAAAAGGCAAGTCTTTTCGACTCGCTTTTTTTCACCGGAATCTCGTGGGGAGATAGGTATTCAATATTACCATGCACTATTTTTGACCTAATGTTGTAAAGTTTTTTCACTTCCTTGTAGGCGGACAATGGCGTATCCCATCCCTTCGGCCTCGAATCGTCAGTAAAACCCGGTGGTCTCAAATCGAACAGAAACCGGGCCGCTCGGATGCTGACCTTGTGTGCTATGTCGGTTTCCCCCACGACACCGAAGAGCGATTCAAGAACTGTGAACATGCCCAAGTAGGCACTAAGTTCACTCCCAAGTCGTTGCGTCTCGTCGAAGACCACAAGAGCTTGAGCAATCCGATTTCGAGTGCCAACACGGTCACGGTGAGTCTTTTCGAGCAAGTTTAAGAATGTCTTGCGCCAGAGTCTTTGATCGAGTGGTCCACCAGACGAGATCGCGTCGGCTATCTCAGCCTCTGAAAAGAGGCCAAACTCAGCGAGCAACTCCCCATGCTTGACTAGCTGCCTCTTCACGTCCTTCGCCGCCATTCCATCCAATTGGCTGAACAACGCCTCTTCGGCGATCATCGACCTCAACTGGTTGGTCTTGAAGATCTCATATACCTTTGGGTACAGTGCCAAAAAGAGCCCTTGGTGCCAGGGTTGCATGCTTTCGGCGTAGTATGCCGTTTCCGGCTCGACGCGCTCACCCGTGTAGTCTCCCCTCGAACTGAAGTCCACCAACTCCCCATTACTGTCTAGGATCGCTGCCACAGGGGTTTCCATCGCCCTGGCTGGTGTAGAGTCGGTCAGTCGGAGAGCCATTAAAGTTCGTGCAAACAACTCCTGCCGGTAGTATTCCTGGAGTCCGGCCACATCCGCAGCAACATCTGGAACTGTGTAAACTAGACCCCACCTACAGGTCGCGGCATAAAAGGACAAAAGAGCGCCGAGTATAAGATCGACATTGCGCAGCTTGTCTATATCCGCGTATGTTAGCTGGTGCAACTGGACGCCCGGGGTCAGTTCCATTCGGTCGTCAGGCCAAGCGGGGTCAAAATGGAGAATAGGGTAAACAATGAGTTCATCCCCCGAGGCCTTCATTATGCCTGCCATCTCGAACTCCTTATGAGTTTGCAGTGTGGTTCTCTCCGGTCATTCTGGGTCATCACCGCAGCGAAGGAAGAATATCAATACGGGCCTCGCGCTGGCAAGGAAAAACGTCTGGGTCAGGGCTGCGCCGAGCGCAACCAGTGTGGCCGGAAGCATCCCTTTGCTATTAGTAGCGATATCTGTGCCTCACGGCATTTTGCTCTTGAAATCGCGGCTTTCCGTGCCGATGATGTGATTCAGACAACCAAATAAGCCCGAAGCGCGGCGGCCGATCCCCGTCGCGTTCCGAAAAGAGATTAAGGACGCCCTCGTCAATTGACGGCGGGGGCGTCCTTTTTTTTCGGGCTGAGGAACCCAGTCATGGCCGAACCGACGCCTCCGACCGCCCTCGAGCAAGCCGCCGACATCGCCCGCGATGCCGCCGGGCCGCACAGCGTCACGGCTGACGGCGTCACCGCCACCGGCCACGGCGTCGAGGAACGCATCAAGGCAGACAAATATCTATTGGCCACCGCTTCGGCTCGTCAGCCGCGGCGCGGCCTCGCCTTCACTCAGTTAATTCCGCCCGGCACGGTCTATGACGGAGACGCGCGGCGCTAATGGAACGCTCGGACATCAAAGATCTTCGCCCCTATCGCCCGACCGGGTCCGGCTCCGCCGGCATTCGTCGCCGGCTGATGGCCGAGTTTCAGTCCACACTGGAGCGGCGGCTGGGTGAGCAGCGCGAGGCTTGGCAGCGCGAGGACTCTCAGTTGCGGCTGGCGATGGGGGCCGGCGCCGGGGTGGACCTGGGTCAGATGGTCTCCGCGCTGGGCCTGGGGTCGCACCGGATGGAAGACCTGGAAGCCTTCGCCGGGGGCGGTCGCATGGCGGCCCGCTACGACACGGCCCTGACCACGAACGAGAACCGGGCGCATTGGGCAATGGCCGACGCCCTGGCGGTGGACGCCGCCAACAGTCCGATGGTCCGTTACACCCTCCGCAACCGCGCCCGTTATGAAGTAGCCAACAACGGCTACGCTCGCGGCGTCGGCCGGAGCATCGCCAACGATTTCTGCGGCACAGGTCCCCGGCTACATGTGGACGACGACCGCCTCAGTGAAACCGAACAGGAAGACCTGGAGAACAAGTTCAACAGTTGGGCCGACCTGATCGACCTGCCGGGGAAGTTGCGGACCATGCGCAAGGCCCGCCGGCAGGACGGCGAGGCCTTCGCCTGCCTGATCACCAACCCCAATCTCGACCATCCGGTCAAGCTGGACCTGAAGCTGATCGAGACCGACCAGGTCCGCTTCGTCGATATCGCCCTGCTGACCGTGCCCTCGGTGGACGGCATTCGGTATGACGATTATGGCAACCCGGTCAGCTACCACATTCTCCGCGTGCATCCCGGTTACTGGAGTTATGCCACGGGCTACATCGGCATGCCCTGGGAATATGACGTCTGGCGGGCCAAGTACGTGATTCACTGGTTCGAAGAGGACCGGCCCAGCCAGCACCGCGGCTTGCCCGAACTGCTGCCGGCCTTGCCGCTCTATGCGATTCTGCGGCGCTACACCCTGGCCACGGCGACGGCGGCCGAAACTGCCGCCGATTTCTCGGTGCTCCTGGAGACCCAGGCCGGGGCCATTCCCGCCGAAACCGCCGCCGACATCACCGCCTTCTCCACTGCGGCCCTGCGCCGGAACCTGATGGTCGCCCTCCCGGACGGTTATACGGCCAAGCAGATGGCCGCCGAGCATCCCAACACGACCTTCCCGATGTTCCGCAAGGAAATCTTGGGCGAGATCGGCCGGGCCGAGAGCGTGCCCTATCCCATCGTCGCCGGCAGCACCCAGGACTCGAATTTCGCCAGCGGCCAACTCGACCACAAGATGTATTTCGGCGACCGGGAGATCGAACGTGGCGACGCCGACCGCAAAATTCTCAACCGGGTGCTCCGCGAATGGACCACGGAAGCCACGCTAATGGAACCGGGGCGCGGCCAGGCTCCCTACCTGCCGCAGGTGCTGCGGAAGATCGGTCCCGCGCTGAGCCACGCCTGGCATTGGCCCTCCAACGAGTTGGGCGACGTGATGAAGTTGGCTGCGGCCAAGAAGACAAACCTGTCGGACGGCCTGACCGATATCCCCGCCGAATTTGCCCGCAAGGGGCGTAGTTGGCTGAAGTCGTTCCGCGCCAATGCCCGCGCCCTGGGCGTCTCGTTCGAGGAATACCAGCACCTGGTCCGCGACTCTATCTTCTCCGCCAAGCAGACGCTGGCGCCCGATGACGAAACCGGCGGCCAGTCCGGCGTGCCCAAGCCCAATCAGGGCGCTTTGCAGGAGGCCCTGAAATGACCCTCGAACGCCTGCGCACGTTGTCCCCGACCACGCTCCAGGTCACCGCTGAGGCCCAGGTCGGCGGGACCGAAACCGCTCCGGCGGTCGCGCCCACGCCGGCGGCCAAGCTCGACACCCCGGACGCCCAGGGCGGCAAGACTTCCTCCGGCCCGCTCGGCGCTGGCGGCGCTATCAACTCGCCCAGCGATACTCAGGCACCCCGGCCCCGCTTCAATTGCCAGGCCTACAACGGCGCGCCCATGCGTCTGGACGGCTGGCGGTTCCCGGTGATTGTCGACGGTCGCGGCGTCAAGGCGGCAGCCGAGCACATCCCGACCTACGTCTACCATGAGGCCGACTCCGGCCAGCCGACCGAACGCATCCAGCAACTACTGGGCCAGACGGACGGGTTCACCGTTGATCAGGCCACCGGCTGCATCGCGGCCTGCGGTCCGATCACCGGCGAAAGCGACCTGGTCAAGAACGCCCTCGTCCATTCCAAGAACGGTTTTCAGTGGCAGTGCTCGATCAACGCCCTTCCCTCGGCCTGCGAGTTCCTGCCGGAGAACGTCACCAGCACCGTAAACGGCCGGGCCGTCACAGGCCCTCTGGTCATCGCCCGTGCGGTGACGGTCGATCACATTGCCCTTGTGCCGCTGGGGGCCGACACCAGCACGGCGGCGCATCTTGCGGCCTCAAGGGCCGCGCAGCGAAAGGAAACTGACATGGAATTCAATGCATGGTTGAAGGCGGAGTTTAACCTGGACGCCGCGACGCTCACGGCCGAGCAGCGGCCTAAGTTCGAGGCGAAGTTCGCTGCGGCCTATCCCGGCGGCCAGGCAACCGAGCCGCCCAAGCCGGTCGTTGCGGCGGTGGCCGGAAGCGACGGCGTCGGCGAACTGGAACTGTTCCGCAACCGCATGGCTGCCGAACACGAGCGGGTCGCCGCCATCGACAAGATTCCGGACATCACCCCGGCAATCTCCGCCCAGGCCATCAAGGAAGGCTGGACGCTGGAGAAGACCGAACTGACCGTGCTGAGGGCCTCGCGCACCGGCACGCAGGCCGGCGCGGGCGAAACCGGGCCGCAGATAATCATCAAGAGCGCCATGCCCAAGGACGGTCTCGGGGCCGGCACGTTTCTGCCGATCTCGGCCGGCGGCCGCAAGACTGCTGCGGGCGGACGCCTCAGCGACGACGTCTGCCGCGTCATCGAGACGGTCGGCCTGATCTCCGGCGGCTACTCGGCGGAGCGGCTGGTCAAGAACGGGGCCTATGGCGAGCGGGCCGTCATGGCCGCCGAAGCCATGATGAAGCAGTTCGGCCGGGGCCTGGGACCGTTGGGCCTGATTCGCCTGGCGGCCCGTTGCGCCGGCGTCAACCTGCCCGAAGGCCATCCTGGCGAGGAGTTCTTCAGCGCCCTCCGCGCCGAGTTCTCGACGATGTCGCTGCCGGTCACCCTGTCGAACCTGATGAACAAGTGGCTCCTGGACGGCTGGGTCAGTGTCGACCCCGATCATGCCGATCCGACCGAGGGTGCCGTGGCCTGGCAGAAGTTTGTCCGCCGCGGCCAACTTCAAGATCTGAAGCCGCACTGGAGGGTGCGCCGGGTCGGCGACCTGATGTATCAGCCCCTCGGACCCGCCGGCGAGATCAAGAGCGGGAAGATCGGCGAGCAGAGCTACC